AAGGCAAGAAGCCCGGCTTTGCAGTTGGAATTGTCTTGGGACTTGTCCTACACGTCGCTAGCTATGCGCTTTTTGGCTTGAGCGCTATGGTCAAAGCTCATGCGCTCACCACTGAAATTTCAGCTTCGGAGAATACAGCCAGTCCGTTGAAAGGTATCGCAATCGTAGCGGAGCCAGTCGGCCCCGGTGACGTGTCGATGAATATAGACTCAGCGAAGGCGTTATCCCCAAGCACTCGGTTGACCGGTGTGAATAGCTTACCCGCTGGTACGTCATCGCCGATATTAAAGCCAGTGCGGTCGAACCCTGTACCTTCGCCCAATAGCTCGCCGCTTGAATACTCGATGATCGCCTGCTTAACGTCATCAGCGTCAAACGGCCCGTTAATTGCAACCTCAACGTAAATGGTAGTTAGGTCTGGACGGAAGAAAGTCGCGGTAAATGGGTTGCCAGCAGGGGTCGTTGTGGCTTCGGTCTGCTCATTCGCGATTGATCCATTCCCGGCATTAAGTCCACACCCTGGGTTTTTCTTCACAGCAATAGCAGAGGCGATATCGGCGTTGGTTCCGCCATCGACAATGACCGCTAATGAGTGATCATTCAGTCCGTTCGCGTCAGTCACTGAGCTGAAATTCTCATAGATTCGCACCCGGTTAACCCCGGACACGTTCGCGACTTCGGCAAACATCGAATCGACTTGATTATCACCGGCCCGCCCTACTGACTCACGGTAGCGAATACGGAACTGTGCGTCTGATTCTTCAGCGTCACCTAATGCGGCAGCGTCTGGGTTCGTTACGGATGACAGTCCTGCAACTGGAGTAGCGATTTCGTTAATGTCGCCAACACCCGCCGTTTCTGCGCCTGCGGTTGTGCACGTCGCGTTAACTGTGCCTGTACCACCCGTTAGCGTTACATCGGCGTCACTTGCCCATAGCGTATCGGTTTCGCTGTTACGGAACTCTGTTCCAGCCGGAACAACCGTTGCCGCCGTGCCGGTCAGATCTAGCGTAACGGTTGAAAACGTGCCTTCCTGCCGGGTCAACAGAAACAGAGCTGCAATTCGGTCTAGCTGCTGATCAACCGCAACACGCGGGTCGATAGATTGATAGGCGCTCAGTACCCCTTCATCAAGATTCGCCAGCAGCTCGGACCATATTGCAATCGCTTGACCGTCTGGTGATTCCGGTTCGATATTCCACGCCGGATCAATCGCACCATACGCCGCGCCAATCTCAGCTAAATATTCGCTAAACGTCTTGCCTTGCGCGCCTGCGTTTGTGATGGTCGCCATTACGCGAATACCTCTTCAATGTTGATTTCCGAATCTTCGCCAGACTCATTGATAACCGTTGCGCTGATCTGTACATCCCGTGTTGCAGTATCCAGCTCAAAGCTAAACGCCCGGATTCCGGCAACGCCCGGTGATGTGACAATACGCTGTTTGACGTTAATCTCTGCTACATCGGTTGGAGTTTTCCCAAGGATGGACTGAAACCATGGCGTACCATCGGTGACGTCTGGAAAATACTCACCTAAAAACAGCTTTAGGCGGGCAGAAACGGACTGCGCGGTAAACTCCTTGCCTTCGACAAACTGGAGCCCACTGGTTGCAATGTCGCCGTTTTTAAAATTCCGTATCATGCCGTCACCTCTGCGTCAATAATACCAGTCATTAGGTTGGTGTTCCAGTTGGTCCGGGGGCTGAGCTGCCGGATAGTATTGGATGCGTATGCGTTGCGCCGATATTGACCCCGTTGTGAGTCAGGCCGGTTGCGCTTAATATCAATACCTGAGCCCCGACAGTCAATGTAATGCCGTTGTCATCAGCCTTGATGGATACGTTGTCGTCATAGTTCGCCAGCCCCGCACCCTCAGTCGGAAGGCTAGGGATTGCCCCCGGCTTTGACCTGTAACCCGGCGAAAAGAAAGCATCTTCTTCACTCAGCATTCGGCGTTCATGCGGCGCGACCGGTCCGCCCTGATCTAACCATGTATCAATTGCCCGCTGACTGAAATGGATTAATCCTTCAGTTTCGCCCGGCGTGATCTGGTGGTAAAAAAACCATGCACTGTCGCCACTAAATCGAACCGGCACGTTATCAATGACTGGGATAGTCTCGGCCTCTTGATCTTTAATCAGCCGTTTAATACCGCACTCAACCTGAGCCAACTGAGTTTCAGAGTCAAACGCTGTAATGCGACCCGGTAAACAGAACATCATTTGACGCATGATCTGATCAACGCCATGGGTCAACATTGCCGTGAACGGATTCTGCCGCCCCGGTTTTCGATTAGCCACTGATTCGCCTCCCCTCTATGCTGGTTTTCCACGTATCGCCGTAGAAGTCGCCTTCATGCACCAATGATAAAGCCTGATTTGTGCCTTCGCCATTGGTTTTCGGGAAGTCTTGACGCTGATAATAGATGCCGTTAAATGTAAGCGCCGCCGTCTCTGATTCGACAGTGTACAGGTCAAAAGGCCGGATCAGTCCGTTCATCAGCACGTCAATATCAACGCCTTTTTGTGTGATTTGCGGACTACCTATCAAACCAGTTGCTGGGGTGTATTTGTAAGGCTCTGCGGCTGGACGTTGCGCACCTTCCTTGACTATGGTCATTTGCCCATTGGAGACGAACCACTCAAAATCAAAGCTGTTGGCTAGTTGACGCATGGCCGATTTACTATCCCGGTCCAGTACACGCCCTTTGAGCGCGCGCGGGAGGCTGTCAAAATCACCAACAAACTCAACCGGGAATCCGAAAGTTTCCGCAACGGCTTTGATGATTTCTTTTTGAGGGGTGTTCTGGCCGAATGTCTTGCTAATCCGAGCCTCCTCCCACGACTCAGCGCCAGACTGACAAAACAGCTTGACGTATGAATCCGGGCCGTCTCGCCCTATCTCTACGTTTTCGATACTACCGTTAAATATCGCACCGTAATAACTGGCGTACCCAGCCTTCAGGGTGACCGTTGTGTACTGCTCATAGATCGCTGAGCGGCTTTCCCGGTTGAGGCCATAGATAGTGATCTCTGAATAAGAGCGTTCAGCCACGGGCGTCTGATCGACTGTAAAGCGGATGTTCAGAGGCGTATTGTCTGCGCTCGGGAAACCATCGAAGCGGCGGACCAATCCGGTGCCGGTGCCTATTTCCAGCTCATATACGCGACCAAAAAGCTCTGTCATGCTGGTTCCTCATAACGTAACCTGTTGTCAACGTTTAGGTTTTTCGGTGTCGGCTGTGCTCCTTCCAGATACAGCCGGCCTTCGATGTCCGTATTTTCAAGCAGATTAATTTCAGGATGCAGACCGCGCCCGGTCGCAACCGGCGCATCATCAACAAACAGGTCAACAGAGTAATACTCAAATCGAGTCAGCCAATTAAGACGGACGCTGACAACGGTCCCGTCAAGATTCACTCTAAACCGGATGTGAGCCTGTCCATTTTCGAGCGGTATTGTGCGTGTTGTCATTGTGGCACCACCAGTCCTAAGTCGCGTGTCTGTTGTGCTTGTGTTTCAGCCGGGTCGTTTGGTGCAGGCACGGGGCGTTGTTGCGCTTGTGGCGTCTGCACTGTGAGCAACTGAGTCATTTCAACCACCAGCTCTAAACCCTGTTCGTTCTCTTTATTGGTGCGTTGCCGTGTCCCGGTGATCATTACATTTTGGTACTCACGTTTTGCACTGATCACGCTGATAATCGTATTTGACCGCTGGATAGCTCGAATTTGATCAAGCACTGACTGTGATCGTACTTTAGTCTGACCAGCGGCAAAAGCGGCATTAATGGCTGTTGCACTGAGTCCGGCAGCAGCGGCAAGCTCACGGCTTAGCGTACTGATTGCC